GAAAACTCCGAGCCCAACACTCCAGTTGGGATATCAAAAATTTACACCAGAGCGATCGATTAATTCGCTAAGGTTGCTCATCTGCTGCTGTATCTGGAAACATAGTAGGGTCATAAACCATACGTGGAAAACCAAAGAAATGACTAAGACTAAAATCCTCTCCGGCAGCACAAAAGAACATTGCCAATTGAGTACTTGTAAGTCTAGGTATGTATAAAGCAAAACCAGAAACGTCATTATTCACTTTACACTCATCTGACGAAGGACCAACAACAAACCTATGGTCAGAATAAAAAGGCACCTCAAATTCAAGTGTACTATTTACTGAAGTAACAGTAGCTTGCATACCTTGAATTGTTTTTCGTGTAGCTAACACTAAGTCATGCGAAAAAGAATTGTTAGTGGATCCATCAATGACAGATTCGGTTATATCGCCTGTCTCTACTTCCTCTTCACGTGCAACCATAATGGGTATATCAACATCTACTTTTGGAGAAGAATAATACCAATACGGCAAATACTTCCATCTAGTAGAACCTCTTATAGCTGCAAAAGCAACTCTAAAGAAAGATATATAACTGTGCCCAACATAATTATACCCAGTTGCAGTGCCGTCAAGATGAATCGTATCTCTAGCATAACCTGGCATCAGAGGATATATAGCATGTGGAATACGTGTCATTGCTGCTAATGTACCCGAACCAAATGAAATAGGTAAATAAAGAACATACCGTTTCAATAAAGTTCTTAGAGAATATATATCCTCTCCGATATACACATGAGATAAATCCGACATGTCACCCTTAACATCAAACGCAATTGAATGATCTACAGAATGAACAATTCTAGAATCGATAGGCTCAATTCCAGACTGAGGTACAACATATCGAATCTTTTGCACAGTGTCATCAGGTACATACACTCGAAAATCTTCACACGCACGAATTGAAACTAATATTCCAACTTCAGTATGTATATCATCTGTAGGGGCCGTTAATCTATTAACTACTCGCAAACTCAACACTCCGTTACCAACACCACCAGCATTAAATATATGCGCAGCTGTTATAGAATTAGTTCCAATCGGTCCAAAATCAGTGAAATGTGTACCATCCTCTGGTTTAAAACACTTAAGTATAGATCTATCTTGTGTATTTGATATACGAACAGAAAAAGTCCTATGTTCAGATATATCAACTATCTCTTGATAATTCACATTATATTCATGGGAAGTCACTGATTGAACAGGATCATATATGACAGCTAACCGACCCCTATGATAACTAGATGCAATGATTTCAAACCTATACTCCAAAGATCCGCTCCAATACTTAAATGGTAGAGATATTCCACCACAAGCAGTACATGTAAAGCTCGCTGTTGAGCCCACAAGTAATCCAGGATCAACGAGCATGTTTTGAACAATGTCACCCATTGCATCAGTCATACTCCATGGAAAAATCTTAACTATCGCAGGAACAGCGGCAATCTTGTTAATCACCATATCATCTTCACCAGTAGTTCCACAAACACGATTATCTACAGATATCTCTTGTTTGGGGTCTAATGTTAACTTAAAACATGTATCATGCCCAGAACAAGTAGCCATATCACCTAATGGCCTATTTAAAACTTTATCCGGATCTCCACTAGAAACTGGCTTAGAATAACCGAACATCTTAGCAACATCAGCACCAATGCTAGTTACCATTTCAGTAGCTTTGGCATATGGTGCAATTAGTGGAACATGTTTCAATGGATCCGCAATTCGAGAAGCTGATCTAAGAACCTTTGAAAGTTTGCCATCATATTCATCAGAATCACAATCTTCCACGCCAGATTGCGGTATTAGCAAAGGCGTATCGGATTGTGTCAGACCTCCAACTTCAACATCGGACATCCACATCAAAATAGTTATAGTGACGGGCGGTGCCGTAGTATCAGTCACTAATTTTAGTGGATACAATTCACGAACATTCAATTCTCCCATGCTGATAGCATCGTTGGATATGAAATCAAGTGACAAATAATCTCTATACCATAAAAATGGCAAAATCATCTCTCCACCAGTAGATTGACTAGGGTCCAACATTATATGTTGTCTCTGCGACATACGACACGTAACAACAGCATCATTTGACGTATTCTCATAATAATCGTCCAAATTTGCAAGAGGATTCCATGTCACCATACCTCTTCCATAATAAAACGAATTACCATTTGTGAGAATTTTGATGTGCATATTGCCACGTAATAGTTTGAAATTATTTATCCTATTGGAAACACGCTTGTTCCCTAAAAACTCAAACCATGGATACAATGTAGAAGACAATACAGTTGTAGTAGACCATTGCATATTAGCAAGAAGAACAGGCCTTGCGAAAAATTCCGTCAATTCTGCCTTATCGCCTTTTAATTTAGACAATCCCAATTGTCCCAAATTTCTTGGAACTTGATATTGCATTTGATCCTCATCCTGGAAATCCACATTCTCTTCTTTTCCAGATTGAGGTTTGATATGTAAATATGTATTATATAAATGTGTATGTAAAAATGTATTATGTATTTCAGCGGTCCAATAAACCCATATCTCAGAGCGAACCAACTCTAAGTGGGGGGGGATTATAAACTGAGTTCCCCAGTTGAGGCTGTAGTGCAAGATAAATCCGCCTTAAATCCTACACACAATAATTATCCTGCCACTCAACCAACCTCTCTTCATAAGTTGAGCTAACAGTTTTCATGCATATTCCTCGCATGATAGGACATTCAATTTTAGAACACACTTTCTTCAATTGTTTTGCTCTCAATTCATACACGCCTCTTCCATGGAAAAAGAACTCCATCATTGACGACCGCAAATTACTCGCTAAAACTCCCTCCATAGTATTCGGACTACTCGGTTTCAAAACACAACACAAACGCTTGAAAATCGATTTTTCATTAAGAGGACAAGTGTACATATTAAGTTCAGAATGCCATCTAAAAGACCTCTTCAAATATTCAATTTGGTTTATGCTATAAAACTTTGGAGGAGTTTTGACTTTATCAAAAGCAGTCAACACATATCCATATTCTCCAAGGATAACACCAACAGTGCGGTTATTATAACAATGTGCCTTTCGCGACACACTTGCCAATAAATCATCACCATAGACGTATAAAATAACACTAGATCTAAAATCAAAAATTTGTTGAGAGAACCAACCTCGGATTATTCCACCAGGATAAACATGAAAATAAGCAATCCTCAAAAGGATAGAATTACAAATGCTATTCAAAATCGCTGTCATAGAATTACCCGAAACTATTCCACCTTGAAGCATGATTATATCACCGTTTACACAAACAACAGGCCACGCAGTATCAGCAGCTAAACCTGAAATAATTTTCATAGTGTATTCTCGCAAAAAATGATCATTCCTGTAAAAGAAGGACATTATATGCGATATACAGGCAAAAGCTGCAAGAACAATTTGCGGAGACATACGAGTATCAAACTTACTATAATCAAGAGCCATAATGTTGTTACCATTTTTAAGCAAGCGCTCACGCATATCATGCCATTTATGTGCATACGGATTAATTCCAACAGAACATTCAGTCACCTCACTATTCTCACACATGTATTTTACAAAACATGCTAGATGCCTTCGCGTGACTATTTGATTGTCTATTGGAGCTCCATTCACAATTCTCACTTTATCTTTCCCGATCTCTGTAGGGGTGTCTTTTGGAAAGCTTTTATATACCGAATAAACTCTTTTGTTATGAACATACGCATCTTCAATATATTTAGCCGATTCCATAAACATGTTAGTTGTGAACATATTCCTCCATTGACCGAGTTCATCTTTACGCAATTCCATCCATTTCCTCTTTGAACCCCCTAAGGGGAAACCTATTGAAGTGGAAGATTCCAATGGTTCAATAAACTCGACATCTTGTACGCCACAAACGACTTCAAAATCATTTAGTGGTCGCATGATATCTGGGGGTTTATGTTTGATGTAAGAAATAACACCATTGGTGTAATCTGAAACTGCAGCATCTAAAATGCTTCGAGGTACTTCATCCGCAGTATGTGTTATAGAATCAGTCCATGCTAACCATTTATCCTTTCTACTGGGTTTATCACCAAAACCTTCCATTTTAGGTTTATCCCATTCAACATCTACATGACATATTGACCGAACATCTTCATCAATAGGAGTCCTAACAACTTTTGAAGTGTCTTTACCAACAAATCCAGTGCTACCAAACAATTTATATTCTCCATCTCCCATGTGAGCTGCTACACTGTTTGGATGAACACCTTGAATTACGCAATTAACTCCATATTGTTGTTGCCGAAAAGTTCCACTCTCTGGCAAAAGTATATGTGATGGACTTATGGAAAATGCATCTTTATACCGTATGACATCTTTCTTAGTCAAAACGGCACCTACACCATAATTGTTATCATCTCCTCCAAGATGAAAACCTAATATAGCCGAAGGATTCTCCACAGCAAGTATAATAGACATACATCTACATTTTCCAACACCTGATGAAATGTAAGACATACCATCAAAAAATACTTTACTAGAAATATCACCTGGTATGGTGCAATGATTATTGGTACATCGACTGTCATGCTTAATCTCCATAACCTCGTTGACTTCGATACAACCATTAGAACGCCTATAAATCATTGAACCAAAAGGTGGTAGTCTATCCACATTGTCCATGAAATACTTTGACATATCGGCAAAATCACCAGATTTAGGGACTTCAACCACAACAAGGTCACCTCCATAGTACTTACAATCATCTAGTGAAAAAGTGCATGAAAATCTAGCATTCCCACAAACCCCTTGCAAATCATCCTTACGAGTAAAAACGTACTTTGCTCGCTTCTTTGAAACTTGATGATGTGGTAATAAAATCAACCTACTGCAAATGGCAAAAGCATCACAACTTTCACCTGACTTAGTATTGAGAACGTGCAGTAAATTTTTACACACAGCATTTTTCAATTCGACATGATTGCTGGTTATAGAAATTGGCAACGGATCCAAATTAGCATTATACCATTGTTTCTTATACCAATATCGAGCCATGCCGGATAAACTTGCATAATCTACTATGGGCATTTCACTATCTGCCTGAGGATTCAATCTGTACTTATCCAAAATTGTATGCAGGACATTATTACCAATAAGTCCTAGCCTGCCAATAATATAACAAGCACCAACTGACGGAAGAATTTCATCTCTCACTGGATTGTTAGTTTTAGATTTAATCCAAAAACGCGTTATAGCTCGCCTCAACGACATATCTCTTTTCCTAATCTTCCTGATAATGAGCATGACCAACATGACGGAAATTTTCCAAAGATTACCACCCTGTATCCAACTGTTAGGTTTATATCTATATACCATATGTAAAAAAGTAAGAAGAAAAGTGGCTAAAGCTGGTTGTTTAGACTTCTTTGCGAACTTAATGAACTTTTTCAACATCAACATTACCCGAACATAATCTGCATATGATATTTTGTTCAAAATGTGTCTAACCAACCATGACGCTGGAGCAAAGTTTGTGGCTACATAAACAAAAGGAAATACACCTAGCAAATTACGGTATGAGAAAGTGTCATACTTCATGGCGAAAAAAGACAGCAGGGATACAAATCCAATAGTGTCATCTGCTCGTCTGACATATTTCGCATATCCAAATTTCTCATAGAGATATTCCATTACTGGTGTTGCCTCAATAGTTCGAGGCACCCACATTTCCCAAGTTAACAAGCCTTTTGCGTAAGCTAAATCCAGAAGACGAGAAATCAATTTTGAAACGAAATTCCCACACTCTAACGAGAAACCAATACTCAATTTGTTGATATACTCTACTACACCTTCGTAACCACCAATCAAATAATTGACAATAACACTTTCAAATGTAAGTTTCAACGTCTTTTCTACATTCACAGTACTGGTATACTCGAAAATGAATTCATCAACAAAATCATACACATTCTTCGTGCCTGATTCAGCATTGACACTCCTACAATTCAGACAAAACTTATCAGTACATCTAATGATTCTCTTTGGTTGCCTTTTCATTTTTGTCTGTTCCGCGGGAATCCTAGAACAATTTTCACACGTTACTCTCGTAGTAGCAAGACACTTCCTGCAAATCCTGATTTGATCATTTTTGTCATTAAGACATACATACAAACCTGTAAGATCACATTTAAAACTACACAATGAACACGGGTATTCACCTGGAGTAGTAACTTTTGGTATACGCCCAAACTTTGAACGATCAACTATGAAGTATTTGTTCTTAGAAGAATCCGTAACATTCAAAACTTCCGGTACGCCATCTCTATCAACTGAAAGCTCGTCTTCATCATCTTCACTCCTGAAAATTGTCACAGAATCTTCATCATTTTCATCATTACTGTTACCTGAATGTGGTCTTGCACATACACAATGTTCACAAACAATATTACAACCTGGACACAACTTTATTTCAGGATTACCTGCTGCTACTAAAGATCTCTGTAGATCAAACCACGATTTACTAACTTCAGTCAAGTAAGCCAAAAGTTTAGCAATGCCTATCTGTTTCATTTCTTCACCTCGCCAAACAACTGGTTCGAAACAATAACTATCAGGAGTATGCAACCTGTAAACATCATCGACATTATCAGCATAAACAGTATTTTTCTGACGTCTTCTAATCTTAACCTTCATAACATTGATACGGAAAATATCTGGAAAAAGAGTATTGGGATACATGCGTCGAACTTTTTCAGGATCCATTTCACATGATGGGGTACCATCATTAGACAACTTGCAAAAATCAGTTTTAATTCTTACTTCTATATGTGCATGGAAACGGCGATGAAAAGCAGCCGGTTCTTTAGCAACTTGAGGTATGCCATATTCTGGATCATTAGAAGTAAGAGCAGCTACCATACAATTACAGAAGACCTTGCCTTTAGAATCCAAATCAGCTTTTTCTAAAACAAATTGTTCTCCGTTAAGAGCTCTGCCTATTGGAGTAGCATAATCATCTACCGATTTCGTGTCTAAAACAAAATCTGGATCATCAAACTTCCATCCTAATGTATCATTGTAAACATTATCCCAATGTTTTTGCTTGAGATTGATCGTCGCAATCGTATTGTCATGAACTGGGAACTTATTAGACTTCAACACATGGCGTATCAAAGATGTAGACAAGTGTGATTTGCCAACTCCTGTTCCACCAGTCATAGTGAAAGCAAAAGGTTGCACACGATTATTTTTTCCGTTCTCTCGCGCAACTATATTTACTTTCATTTGTTGCAATTTATCCAAATAAGTCCTAGCTATACTAACATCCCGAGGAGACATATAGATCTGTATCTCTTCAATTTTGGACATGACATCAAGAACGTGATTTTCAAAATCTAACCATTCCCCAGACAAACAACCATTAAGAGCAGAATTATATTTATCAGTACAACTAAAATACAAACTCTGCACCAATTGAATGTGTGTCTTTTGACACAATGCTTCTTCTAAGGAGCCCGTCGAACAATAAACCTTCACTATTTTAACTATCGACGTAATGGTTTTAACAATCCAATCGAAAATCCCAACAGCGTCTTTTCGATAACAAGATATAAATTCATAAACTTCAGTCAAATCCTTCCGCAAATGCCCCAAGAACTTCGTTGGGCTTAAAATTGCTATGGTGACAAGAGTCACGAGACGCGAGAATAATGGGAACATAGTATTACTAACAAACATGTTCCACTTCATAGAATTTGATAAAACAAAATCACACATATTCTCAAGTGTGCAATCTGTGTATTTGCTATACAATGGTGTTAAATATTTTTTCAAAAACAAAATAACATCAGGACCGCAAAAATCACGTAAAGTATCCAAACAAGCAGAAATACACGTGACTATATTTTTTGTGCGGTAAACACCATAGAAACGCAATACAGTCATAATCAGTACTTCCACAAACTCAGAGTCTGTAGTTTCAAGATTTGACTGTGGCCGTATATCACGCTCTCGCAGAGATCTCTTCTTCCTCTGACGGTAGCGTAACATTTGTTTAGGATTGGTAACCCAACCCATAGCTTCATCTTCTAAAATTTGCTCAGATGATTCAGAAATATCACTATATATGACTTCATGGTGCGATAAAAACTTCAATCGCTTAAATATCGTGACATATCCTTTTCCTCCACAGCAACATATTTTATCATGCAATGGAAATGAAAATCCTTTATACAATAGACCAAAAAATCGTGAAAAATCACGATTGTAAATTTCATCATCTGTAATTCCATTGCAACAATTGCACATAGTGCTTTGTATCATAGTGCAAGCCTTCGTCATACTTGCGTCACTCACTGCACTGTCAGAGTTGTAGCCAGCCAATAGAAAACTTTCCATCGTGCAAAATAAGTGAAAATAACCTGAGTGATCTCTAAAAGAAAATATACGAGGGTGAATATATCTCACACATCATATCAATCATCCAACAATATACATCGATCCAATATTTCGACATTATCCCGATTTATGCCCTCATGAAGAGGTTGAATGCTACGAGTGTCGAGCCAAATTAGCGATGCCTTTCACAACATCAAGATACACAAACGGTTTCTGACGAGAAACGATTTGTAGTACATGTTACCCTTCTGACATAGTTAGCGTTCGGCTTTCTAGGCGCTACTGGACACGCACCAAACACCATGCACTGGTCCGCCTACAGTGACCTGTTCTATCAATTGTGAAAGAAAACATTATTTTCAAAAATCAAAAACGTGCGTCTGCTCTCTCCATTCAGAAAAATCAAATATCATAATAAACACTCAAGAGGTCAAAGGTTTTACACATAGCAACCATTATATGTCGCAGTTCAAAGTCATCAAAACGATAAAAGCGAATCGCAAAAGATTCACTAGCCTCTATCATTAAGTGT